GGGGTAATATTGTTTATAATATATAAAAAGAAACCAGAATGGATTGATTGGATCAAATCCAAAATTAAGAAGTAGATAACCTGTGGACCAGGCGGTAGGTTTAATTACAGAGTTAGGCTTCCCTATAGCAGCGTCACTAGGTCTTGGTTTTTTTGTTTGGAAGCTTATCATGCGTATTATTGATGGCATGGAATCCAAGCTTGATACTGTAGACGATAAAGTAAATGCATCTATTTCTGCCATGGAGGATAGATTGGGTACAAAACTTGATTCTCAGCATGGTATTTTAGTAGCATTAATTGACAGGGTTCGCAGTTTAGATAATGAAATCATTAGACAGGATACTTTAATTAAAACTATTCTAGGAGTCCCACAACTTATAGATAGTAACAAAATAGCAAAGGCAGATAGAGATGACCAAAGAAAAGATTAGTTTAATACTTTTGATATGTTTTTCAGTAACTGCTGATGAGATGGTCCATAAATTTAAATCACCATCATTTTCTGGAATTGGCACTTCTGCACATTACTTAACAATTGATTCACAAGAGTATCAAAGAAAATTAACAGTAAAAGAAGAGTTAAAAGCCCTCCAGGAGCAAATCGAGAGGGATAAAGAAAATACAACCCTTGCAAGATTTATTAGAAACCTAGAGTCACGCATTTATGCACAAATATCTAGGCAAATAGTAGAGAATATGTTTGGTGAAACTCAGTCTACTGAAGGTACTTTTAATTTAGAAGGAAATACAATCAGTTATACTATTGAAGATGATATGATTACACTTACAATAATTACAAGCGATGGATCAGAAACTATTATACAACTTCCTCTTGGTGACTTCTCTTTCTAGTTGTGCCTTACTAGTTGACCCAATAGAAAATAACTTACCACCAATACAAAAACCAGAGCCTGCCTATATAGGATCATTGCTTGTTCCCGAGCTGGCTCAAGTAAATTATATTGGAAATCAAAAACCTGTAGTTGCTATCTATCAGGGTTCATTTGCTGATCAAACAGGACAAAGAAGAAGTAACAGTTCTTATGCAACTTTTTCTTCTGCCGTAACACAAGCTCCAGACGCATACCTGATAAGAGCCTTAAAACATGCAGGCAGTAATCATAAAGGTTTCTTTGAAGTTGTAGAGAGGGTTGGCTTAGATAATGTTACTAAAGAAAGGCAAATAATAAGAAGCACTAGACAGGATTTTGAAGAGGATAAGAAATTACCACCCTTAATGTTTGCTGGCTTGATTATGCAAGGCGGTGTGATATCTTATGAAAGCAATATAAAAAGCGGTGGAGCTGGTGCCAGATATCTAGGCATAGGAATGTCTAGGCAGTATAAGCAAGATACAGTAACCATTTCTTTGCGTACTGTTTCTGTAACTACAGGTAAAGTTTTGCTTGAGGTTTTAGTTACCAAAACAATACTAAGTGCTTCATTGGATAATGATGTATTTAGATTTATAAACGATCAAACAGAGCTGGTAGAAATAGAAAACGGTTTAGTAAGAAACGAGTCTATAGACATAGCTTTGCAAACAGCAATAGAAACCGCAGTATTGGAAACCATAAAGCAGGGAGCCGTTAAAGGCTATTGGAGTTTAAATGAAAAGTAAATTATTTTTAAGTTTGTTATTTAGTTTGTCTGTCTTTGCAGACAATGAAGTTTATGTTGATCAAAGCGGGTCAAGTGCATCTATTGATTTAGAACAGCTAGGATCATCAAATTTAATAGGTGGCACCTCTGCTGTATCAGGCACTATGACTGCATTAGATCTTGATGGTGTTTCTATGACACTAGATATAAATCAAATAGGCTCTTCTAACATATTTAGATCAGATGCTATAGATGGCGACAACTTCACAGGTTTTTTTGAGTTTGACGGAGATTCAAATATTTTTGATTTATTAATGAACAGCACAGGTTTAATAACAGCAGACTATGTAAATATGTTTATAGATGTTACAGGTAGCAGCAATGAGTTTGATCTTAAGGTTGGTGAGGATGATGATGCCTCTTATCTAGATCTTGATTGGCTGATTACTGGAGATTCAAACGAGCTTAATTTTAATATTGATTATGAGAATGCTGTGAACTATGTAGATGTTAATGGTAGCAGTAATACGATAAACTTTACAGGTAGTGGATATTCTGGAACATCATCATCGGATTCAGGGTACTTTTATTTAGATTTAGATGGCAGCTCAAATACATACAACATTACACAATCTTCAACACTGGCAAGAGACTGGCTTAAGATTACTAGTTCTGGTTCTAATTCTAATATTTGTATCATTCAAAGCGACGGCGGAACAGCCACAAGCTGTTGATGTCGGCAACATATCTGAATTAAACGGATTCGCACAAGTAGTTAGAGATCAGCCTTATAGTGCTGAGCTATCTTTTAATATTCAACAAAATGATCAGGCTATTACGACAGATGGTCGTATGGCTATTACCTTTCTTGATGACTCAAAGGTTAAATTAACAGAGCATTCAAAACTTACCATTGATGAATATATTTTTGATCCAAACCCAAGCAAGTCTAAAATGGCTATTACCTTTGGACTTGGAACTGCAAGATTTATAACTGGTACCCTAAATAAAATAGACAAGCAAAATATAGACCTTAAAACTCCAACAGCAAATATAGCTATAAGAGGAACTGACTTTACTGTAACTGTGGATGAGATAGGCAGGTCTCTTTTAATTCTTTTGCCGAATGACCTGGGGGTTGCAAGCGGGGAAATAGTAGTAACCACCGCAATGGGATCTGTTACTTTAAATAAACCTTATCAAGCTACAAGCGTGGATGTGTACGAAAAGCCCCCAACCAAGCCAGTTATTTTAGACCTAAGTTTAGAGCTTATTGACAATATGCTGATTGTAAATCCACCTAAACAAAATACAGAACTTGCAGAAGAAGATACTAGTGAATCATCAACAAACATATTAGATGTTGATTACCTGGAGTTTGAAGAGTTAGATAAAGACTATCTTGATGAAGACAATTTAGAATTTACTGAGCTTGATTATAATTGGCTAGACGTAAACTTTCTTGAAGATTTGCTAGATATACTTGATGAGCTTGAGGTTGCAGAAGAGCAAGATCAATTGGCTCAAGACCCAACAAGCTTGAACATAACCGGGACTAAGTTTGGTCAAGATTTAGATACACAAATCACTACTTATCTAACAGGAGATAAACTTACTATTATAAGAAGCATCAATAACACAGCTAGGCTAGATATAGATTCTGATAAAAGCTATACGATTATTTTTATCCAAGATGGAGTTTCTAGAGTTGTTGCAATCAATGGAGGAGAGGGTAGCACTATAAAGATTACTCAAAGCAACTAATGAGAATATTATTAATTTTACTAATTATTTTAGGTGCTCCTTTGATATTTCAAAGTACACCGACAGAAATGCTGAAGCTTAAAGTTTTTGATTATCTTGTCAAAAAGCCAGAGCCGTCAGGATACTTTAGCATATTAAATATTACAGAGGAGGATATAGATAAAGAGGGAGGATATCCCTTGCCCAGAGCTAGGCTTGCTGAAATACATAATGATATTTTGTCTAAAGGTGCCCTTGGGGTTGGTTGGGTAATTTCTTTTCCTCACCCTGATCGACTCGGGGGAGATAAAAAATTTGCAGAGTCTCTTCAACAAGGTACATCAATATTAGCAATGTTTGAAGCCCCAAATGAAATATACCCTAAAACAATTGGTACAGTAATACTGGGTAAAGAAAAAGGTGGTATGTTATCCAAAGGTGTAGTTCAAAATACCATCAACCTTAGAAATCATGTGAAACAGGGTATAGCAACTGCACCTGTCGACCTTGATAATTTAGTTCGTAGAATCCCTTTATTATTAAAAACACCAGATGGATATGTTCCTGCATTTGGTACAGAGGTATTAAAAACATTAGTAGGTGCTGATACTTATGTTATTAAGACTAATGATCTTGGTATAGAAGAAATTAGAGTTAGGGGATTGCCTCCTGTTAAAACAGATAGTCTTGGGCGTAAGTGGATAAGTTGGGTTGACACTCCACAAACTACATTAAATGAAATGGATGTTGCTGGTAAGTTTATTTTTGTTGGTATAACAGCTAATGGAATTATGCCACAGCTAGCAACTCCAGTTGGATTATTAGAGCCACATAAAATTCAAGCAGCATTATCTGAGTCAATTTTGATTGAAAACTCTCCTTACATACCAGATTGGCATTTAGCGGCGGAAATTTTGATTTTGGGAATTTTTGTGTCTCTGACATGGCTTACAATCAATTTTGTTGGCATAGGTAAGGGTTTAGGTCTCGTTGGAATTTTCCTCTTCACCACGGGCTTCTCAGGCGTTTTTAGCGTTCAAAAGGGCATTTTATTGGATTTTTCATGGACTTTTGTGTCTCAAATCATAACTTCTACGGTTGCATACTATATTAACTTCAAAAAACAATATAAATTACGTCAACAGATCAAAAAACAATTTGAACATTACTTAGATCCAAGACAGGTAAAACAATTACAAGAAAATCCTGACCTCCTGAAACTCGGGGGAGAGAAAAGAGACTGCACATTTTTATTTACAGATGTAAGAGGTTTTACAAATTTATCAGAAAAACTACCACCAGAAGAAGTTACAGATATTATGAACAAAGTTTTAACTGCACAGGTTAAATGTATCCAGGCACACGGAGGTATGGTAGATAAATTTATAGGCGATGCTTGTATGGCAATATTTAACGCACCATTAGATTTAGACCATCATGAGACAAGAGCAATCACCTGTGCACAGGATATGCGTACAGCTATACAACAATTACAAAAAGATTTACCAGAGCCTGTAGCAATTGGTTGTGGTATTAACAGTGGTAGTGCAGTAATAGGCAACATGGGTAGTGATTCTAGGTTTGATTACTCTGCAATAGGAGATGCTGTTAATATTGCAGCAAGGCTTGAGTCAGCAACCAAGGAAGTGGGTGTAGATATATTGATAGGCGAATCCACTGCAAATAAGTCTAAAATTGAGTTAAAATTACTAAAACCAATAAAAGTTAAAGGTAAAAGTAAGCCTTTGATTATTTATACAGTATAAGGATTATTATGGCATTAAAGAGTTTATTGAAAAATGTAGTGGGAGCAGTGGCTCCAACATTGGGTACTGCACTGGGTGGACCTATGGGAGGCATGGCAGCCAACCTTATAGCCGAAACGTTGGGCGTACCAAACAACCCAAAGTCTATAGAAAAAGCAATCGCTGAAGCAACACCAGAACAAATGTTACAACTCAAAAAAGCAGAGCAGGATTTTGAGCAACAAATGAAACAGTTAGATGTTGATATATTTAAATTAGAAACTGATGACAAGAAAGATGCTAGAAAGAATTTTAGCAAAGATTGGACTACAAGAATTATTGGCATAATAACTTTAACAGGATTTATGAGTTATATATTTTTAGTAACCTTACAACCACCAGAACAAAATAGTGAAGCTTTAATAAATTTAGTGCTAGGATATTTAGGTGGTTTGGCTAGTGCTGTGATATCTTTTTATTTTGGAGCTTCTCAACAAAAGGAGGATAACAAATGAGCTGGTTTGGTAATGTATTAGCAAAGCTGGGTCTGGTTGAATCTGAAGTAGTTAGAGCAAGGGATAAGAAAGGACGCTATGTTGCTGACGATCCTAAGACTGCTAAGAATGAAGCTTACAAGACTGTTAGAAAAAGAAAGAAAAAATAAACAATGTATGAATATAAATGCACTGTTACTAGGATAGTTGATGGTGACACTATTGATGCTAAGATTCATTTAGGCTTCGATATAAGTTTTGATTCTAGAATTAGACTCTATGGAGTAGATACCCCAGAATCTAGAACCAGAGATCTTGATGAAAAGGCTAGAGGCAAATTAGCTTCCAGTTTTTTAAAAGAAAAGATTGAAGGTGCTAAAGTTGTAAAAGTACAAACAAAGTTAGACAAGAAGGGTAAGTTTGGTAGGGTTTTAGGAACCATCTTTGCTGATGATCTAGACTTAAATTTAGAGATGATCAACAAAAATTTGGCTGTTGCATATCATGGTCAATCAAAAGATGATATAGAAGCAGAACATATCCTTAATAGAGAAAAGCTAATAAAGGCAGGAGTATTCACACCAACAGAGAGTTAACGTGGCTGGATTTAAACTTACAACATTTAGTGGATTAAACGAAAAAATTGCACCTAGGCTATTGCCTGAGGATGTAGCACAAAGCACTGAAAATGCTTTTTTAGATAGAGGTAGATTAGAGGCTTTACCTCAAGATGTAAATGATCCATCAGAGACAGGACCCACTCATCCAGCATCTCATATAAGCACATCAACAAAAACAATATTTAAGGCAACGGACAACGAATGGTTTACATTCAATGATGATGTGAATGTTATTAAAAGCCCAATAAAGGAAGATGCGTTTAATAGATTTTATTTTACAGGAGTGAACGGATCTTCTGGGTTTCCAAGAATGGTAGACGCTTCAAACGGTATAACTGGATCAGGTCCTTATCCTGTAACATCTTATAGACTAGGGTTACCAACCCCTGCTGCATTTACAGCTGCACCATCGGTTAACAATGCGACAGCAGCAGACGGAGCTGCAATTTCTTCTAGAGCTTATTTATACACAGAAATAACTGCTTTTGGAGAAGAGGGTCCTCCAAGTGCTGTTAGAACTATAGATATAGTGGATGCTTCTGATGGAGCTACAGTTACCTTGTCTCTTCCAGCAGCTACAAGCGGAACTTATAATATTGCTAAAAGAAGAATATATAGAACAGATATAAATGGTGTATTTAGATTTGTAAGGGATGTTGCTGGAACCTCTGCTGGTACAGCTCTAGAGGCAGTGCTAGACGCTTCTCTC